TTTCAAAATGCCCTGTATTCTAGGCCAAGCGAAATTGTGACGCGCTCCCGCTCCCGCGCCGCCAGCGGACAGACAACCTACACGCTCAATTTGACGGGCATTTACGTTTAGCCGTGAACCTGCCGCATAAATTCAAAGAGCAGGCCGCCCAAAAAGGATCGGACTACACGGCCCCACCGTATCGGATTCGCGGCAGCGATCTTGACGAGAACTTTAACATGGTTAAGCCAAAAAGCCATGTAGGCTCTGGCCCAGATGTGCCTTATCGCGTCAGCGAAAGCGATCAAGGCTGGGAGCTTGTGTTTCCATGGTGGCCTCCGCCGCAAGAGGGGACATGGGTTCTGGGCGTGATCAACGGCACAATCGATTGGATACCCACTGAAGAGTGCGAGGAGCCGTAAGCCGTGGCCACCGTCAAACTCAACGTCACCGAAGGCATTGCTCGCGTTATCTTAAAAACCACTGACGGGCTTACACGTGTTAGTTGCGCCTGCTGCGATAATGTGCCCGATGCCTGCTGCATGTATCCGGCGGGCAATCTGGGCGTGACTTATTTGGAAGAAGACCTGCCCGAATCCGTCTGGTTTGAGGCCGTTGACCTTTGGCCCACGGACTATGTGGCGCTTGTCGAGCGTGACGGCACAACCTACGGGCCTCACACCGAGCCTTCGAGCGGCCGCGCGCACCGCTTGCGGATTTTTGGAGGGCAGTGGATTTATCAGATTTACGAAAACGATTCGTGGGGTGGGGCGTTTGAGTCGGGAAACTGCTTGTTTGAATCGTTGGAACAAGACGAGGCCGAACTGCAAAACCCAGAACTTCCCACGCAATTCGGGCGCGGGCTTTATGTGGTGGACAACTTTGCCGACAGCTACACCGCAACTTGCACTACAATTGTCGGAGGGCAAACCGTTACGACGACAAAAACTTACGACCGAGAAGGGCTGTGCGTATGGCGCTCGCGCAATCAAAACGGCGATGTGGACGGCTCGCTTTACTACCGCACCAACGCCAGTGAGCAAGACGCCATTAACTTTGGCACCGGGCGAATCCTTTGGGCCTTGAGCGGGGCAGGCTTCCGCACCGCTGACGACGGACCCTACAACAGCCCGGCGGGCAGCTACGGCAGCAACGGGCAATGCGTGGTGGCGGAGGCATGAAAATCGACTGCCCGCACGCCAGCCGCACCCGCGACCGGGGGCCGATCCGCTGCGCCCTTGGATGGTTCGGCGGCTGGCCGTTTGCCGGTAACTGCGCGCAATGCCTTCGGCAAGGGCTCAACACCGCCGAGGCAAAGACCGCCTTCGATGCTGGGGCACTCCGCGCTCACCCGCCAAGCCGTGCGCGCATCAGCGGGTGCTGCGACCGCTCGGACCAAGCCTAACCCGCGCCCCTTTGACACAGGGGGGAGGCTAGGATGCAGGCCCGCCGCTTTTATTTGGACACGCAAGCTCGCGCGTTTGTCGGCGGCTTTGACCGCACATTCCCGGCAAGCTCCAGCGCGTTTTTTGACGAGGACGTGGAGGCTATTGAGCTTTATTTCCTGCAGCCGACAGACGACCCGACGCAGCCTTATACCGCGCTAAATTACAGTAGCAACACCGTCAAGTTGGCGGTCGGGCTCACCGCCCCAGCAGCCTTGCAAACCTCGTGGACCGCGCTCGCCACGGCCATCACGCCGAGCGTCACTGTTTTGACCAACGGCGGCAGCGGAGCCAGCGAGGTGCAAAAAGTGTCTTTTTCGGGAGCATCCCCCAGCGAGGGCGCTTTTTCGCTGACGATTCCGGCTAGGACGCTGAGCAGCAACAACGCGGCAACCCTCAACGGCAACACAATTTCGCTCGCAAATCACGGATTGCTTTCCGGCCAAGTCGTGCAAATTGGGACCATTATTATTGATAATTGGACTTACGACGACGGGTTTTGGGTGGTTAGAAATGCCACTCGTGACACTTTCCAAATTGCTTTTTCGCAGGAAAGCGAGGCGCTGGGAAACTTGGAAACAATCGAGGGCGACATTGTCGTTTCCGCTATCACCACTCCGCAAATCCCATGGAATGCCAACGCGGGAGACGTTCAAGCCGCTTTTGTTTCGGCGGGGCTCGCCGTGTTAGGCGTGCCGCAAGTCGTCGTCCTTGGCAGCTTCCGCCAAGGGTTCACCTGCTCGTTTGTTAATTCACTGGCCAATGTAAATTTTGGCAGCATGACGGCTTCGTCCACGCTGGCGGCACCCGCCGGGCTGACTGCCAATCTGAATTTTGCCACTAACGAAATCGCGGCCTTAATCCAAGCGGGCAACACCAACAACTTGCGTTTGGAGGTCGAGGTATCGGACGGCACCCGTCGCCAGACTTATTCCACGGGCGCGTCTATTTCGGCTGACATTATTGCTTCTTCGAGCGCGGCCCCGCTGCCAACGATTACGCCCGCGAGCAGTTTTAACATCACATCGCCAGATAGCTCGGTGTGGAATGTGACCATCGACAACACCGGAATTTTGACGGCGACCAAAGTCTAACCATGAAACACTTTGCCATACTTGCCCTGCTTGCCCTTGCCGCCACCGGCTACGGGCAATCGGTTCGCTATCTGGGTCACTCAACCAGCGGGGCGGTGGTTTATACTAACCCCAACGCGCTGACTTTTTCCAACACCACCGTCTTCAACAACACAACAACTTTCAACGCGGAGGTGAACGCCACCAACGTCGTGTTCACAGCGGGCGCCAACGCTTTGCAGCTTGAGTCTACGGGCATCACTTTCGGGGGTGCGGCAGGGGCCACTACGCGCAGCAACCTGGGGCTGCCGCTAGCCGCGCTTACTAACACCAACGCGGCCAACTTTCAAGGCGCGATCTTTGCCGCCACCAACGCCGCGCCGACCAACACGACCAACGTCAATGCGTGGATCAACCTGAACGTCGGCACCAACACCTTTAAGCTGCCTCTTTACAAATGAGTGATGCCGAAAAATCCGCAGTCAAACATTGGCTCGCCAGCGTCAGCATTGTGCTAATCCTGCAAATCGGCGCGCTGGTGTGGTTTTTGGCAAAAATCGACAGCCGCGTGGCGCAAGTGGAGGTGCAGGGGGCCAAGGTTGAGCGCATGTGGGAACACTATTTGCGGCAGGGGGGAAATGGACGATGAGCGCCTGCACCGCCAAACAAGCCGATTTGACGTGGACGCGCGGCGACTCTGGGCGACTCGATGTCGTCGTCAAGCAGGCAGACGGCACCGCCTACAATCTAACCGGGGCCACGCTCTTTTTGACCGTGAAAAACGCGCTGACCGATGCCGACTCAGCCGCCGCCATTCGCAAAGAGGTCACGGCGCACGACAACGCGGTGGGCGGCATTTCTCAATTTATTTTGGTCCCCGCCGACAACGCCACCGCAGGCACGCGCTACTATGATGTGCAGCTTAAAACCACCGACGAGCGCATTTATACGCTCTTTGGCGGCCTGTGGAAAGTTCTGTCTGACGTAACCGCGCGCACCGCGCCCCTGTAATATGGCCGCCGACTACACCGTAGAAGTCAGCATCCCGAACCAAGGGCCATCCGGCCCGGCGCTCAACGTGTCGGCCTTGGAAAACGCTTCGACTGTCGGGCCCGCTGATGAAGTGGTGCTGCAACAGGCGGGGGTGACGAAGCGCGCTACGGCCAATGAGTTTTTGAACGGCACGGCGCTGGTCACCGCAACGGGCAGCACGACCGGGAGAAGTTTGGTTTCGCGGTTTAGTGAAACTATAAATGTGCTAGACTACGGGGCCGACCCCACAGGAACAAACGACAGTTGGTTGGCCATCCAAAGAGCTATCCACGCATCTTTCGCTACTGGCCTTAACTCGTCTGCCTTAACGCTCGATGATGTTGCGCCCTTCAGCGCACTCGATTCGGTTGCGACTCCACTGCTTTATCGCGGCGTTGGTCACAAAATTGTTTATATCCCTACGGGAACTTATAAACTTAGCAGGCCGCTTATTATTAGTAGTTACACAAGAATTTACGGCCAAGGGCCGCGAAGCAAGCTGGTTGCCGCTGCGGGATATTACGGGCCAATGATCGAAGATGTGTGGCATCACATGACCAGAACATATTTTGCTACCCAGCCCGCAGATCGCCTTTTTGGAGAGGCTCTGTATTGTTGGTGTCACAATTCCAAAATAAAAGACTTGTTTATCCAAGGCAATGGCCCAAGTTTGGCAAACTCTATTCCGCCGACAATTACTGGTTACAGCTTTTGCAGATTTCCATTTGACGGCGGTGGCCCCGTTTTGATCGCCAATTCCAATCACGCACAAGGCGACACAAATATTACCCTAAATTATAAAATCCCGATGCCAGTAAGCGCGGGGCATACAAACTGGCGCATACAGTTTAACAATCACGACACCGTTTATTCACTTACCCAAAAAGGATACGGAGCCAGTGCAGTCACCACGATTAGTCCCTCATTGACGCAATCAGTGCCTCAGGGCACTACCGTAAAAATTGGGATAGGCCAACACGTGGGAGTTATTATGCACGGCGGCGAAAACTCCGTGCTGGAAGGATTGCACATAAGCAGTTTTGATATTGGCATTTGGCAGCCCGGATCAAGCCCTGGATCGTTAATAGAAGACTGTTCTGTGTGGGGCTGCGGTGATGTAGGCATTTGGGCTGAAACGTCTCCAACTACTATTATAAGGCCATCCGGCGATGGCAATAACTCATTTGTCAGGGGCGGAATGTATTCGCTTTCTCAGCTTACTATGATTGGCGTGAAAGCCGAATCTATGTATCCGCCGCGATTTCGTTCTTTTATTGAAGTTGGCACCGTAGAACAGGGCGCCGCTTCATCACTTACGGTCTTGAGCGGCACACTTAACGCCAATCCAACAAGCGCATATTCGTCTGCCACTGCCGATGGCATTGCTATCGTAAGAATTCACAGAGAAAAATTTGCGATGCCGGGGTCTATTAATATTAATGGCTTGTCTACTATATCAACGGGTCAATTTTTTGCTGTGGAAGTAGAAAACGAAACCGGCAACATAATGAAAAGATGGCCGCGCACTATAGCCAGAGATGGCGATGAATTTTTTACGTATGGGTCGATTACGCGGCACGCTGCGGCGAACATGGAGAGGTTTAACTATCAAAACAACGGATACAATGCCAGATGGACGCCGCAACAAATTCAAATGGCAGGGGTGGGCGAACCCGTTTTTCACGGGGCCGGAACCCTGCTTGAATTTGAAAGCGGCATGAGCACTGGCAGTGTGGCTTGGACGCGAAGCGGGACGGTTGTTACTTTCACTATGGCCGACCACAATTTGCAGGTTGGCGATTATGTCTGGCCTCGTGAAAACGTGTTTGATTCTTTCCCGCTTACGTTCCCCGCTTTAGATAGCGACGGGTATATTAATGTGCTGGATCAAAAATGTTTTCGAGTAAAAACAGTCGTTAATGCCAGCACATTCACAGCGCAGTGCAGCGATACCGGGCCAACCAGCGGATCGGCGCGCTTGGCGCCGCAGCGTTATGCAGAGTTTCACACCATGTGGCACAACGAGCACCGCTTTCAAATGCCGCACGTTCTCGGAAGCCCAAACAACAACCGCATTGCATTTGGTTTTTATGATAAAAAAGGCAACCTGATAGCGGGTGCGCGCGTCCCCGCTGAAAAACAAACGACCTTGTGGAGCAGCCATCAAGTTGCTGTGGGTGGCTCAATACAATCACCGGCAGCCACTTTGTTGTCTGGCACAGGCGCCCCAAGCCACGCCGCGCCAAACGGATCTCTTTATCTCAGGACCGATGGTGATTCATCAACAACCTTGTATGTCCGCGCGGGCAGTTCTTGGAGTCCTCTGGCCTCTTACTAATACTATGAAACTGTTCATTTGTCTGTTGTTGGGCTTGATGGCAATGCGCGGATACGCGCAAACAAACTTGCGGGCCGTCATGGCCGATGCCAGCGGCAATGTGTTCTACACAAACACCAACACCCTGACATTTACCAGCCCTTTGGCATTTGGCGCGTCTGCTGCGGCCACGAGGTCCAATTTGTCTTTGGGGGCCGCTTGGCTAACAAACACCAACGCGCCTGATTTTCGCGCTGCGATTGGCTTAGGGTGGTCTTCATTAACAAACACCAACGCCGCCAGTTTCCGCGCGGCTCTGTTCGGCTCCGGAACCAACGCCGTGTTGGTCAATAGCAATGGCGAGGTTGTAAGCCCGACAAATGTATGGGCGGCTAATTCTAACGCTATTAATGCCGTGATTGCGCCTGTATCTTATTTTACAGAGCGCATTTTTAACCGAAGGATGACATCGTTTGCAGACTTGCGAACAGAAAGCGTTGATGCGTCTGCCAATGTTTCAAATTCAACTGCCTCAATAACCATTCAATTTACAAACACCAACGGGGCGGCTGCTGTAATGTTGATGAGGGATATAAACAATGTCGGCCCCGCTGGCGTTGGGACGCGCTTTGGTGCCGATAATCATTGGCTGTGGATTAACTTTGATTGCGTAGTTAGGGAGCACGGAACTTTCCGCGTGGTTTTGGGAGGCAACCAGAACGCCACTTCAAACATCGGCGCTTACCCAACAAACAGCGCCTTCGGGTTTGAATTAACGCAAGCCGCCGGGGAAACCAATCAAGTGCGCTTAATTGCCCACAATGGAACAACCAACACCAACGGCCCGTGGGTGCCAATAGGCAACCTTTTTCAAAGATATTGGATAGGGGTTGAACAAAACAAAACAAACGGAGAGGTGAAACTTTATGTCGGGGTGAACGCCGCAACGCCTACCAACAATACCAATGCAACTATTTCCGGCGGCCCCACCAACAATGCGGCGGCGGCAAATACCGCCTTGACAGCCAGAGTCAGCATAACCAACTCAAACACAAATGGAAATGTAGGTGTGTCTATTTTATCCGCCTTCGTAGACGTAATCGACTAATGTCCACCACCTCCCAATTCTATCGCGTCACCGCCTACGTCGGCACCCCGCACCGCAACGAAGTCACGGTGACGATCCCGCTTGTCGGCCCGGCTGGCCCCACCGGCCCGCAGGGGCCGAAGGGCGACCCCGGCGATGTGTCGGGCTCGATTGCGTGGGATAACGTGACGGGCAAGCCGAGCACGTTCACGCCGAGCAGCCACACGCACGTTGCCGCCAACATTACGGACTTCGCTGCTGCCGTGGCTGCCGTTTCGCCGCCCGTCGATTGGAACTCGCTGACGGGCAAACCGTCCACATTCTCGCCGTCCGCGCATACGCACCCGATCAACGAGGTGACAAACTTGCAAACGGCGCTCGACGGCAAGGCGGCAGCCTCCCACTCCCACGGCAACCTAACCAACGCGGGAGCCATCGGCACCACCGCCAACCTCCCGCTCAAAACAGGCAGTGGCGGCGTAGTCGAGGCGGGTTCTTTCGGCACATCGGCAGGGACGTTTTGCGAGGGTAATGATGCGCGGTTGTCGGATGCAAGGACGCCAAGCAGCACCCTCGCACACAAAGACTCTCACGCCGCAGGCGGTGCGGATGCCATCGCGCCCAGTGATATTGGGGCCATATCTCAATGGTCAGTCTTTCAAGAAACAATTTCGGCGTCACCCACAACACTGGCAACTGGTCGCGCCCGCCGCATAACGATTTCGACAACACTAAGCACCGACACCGAAGTCCTCCTGCCAACCACGGGCAACCAAGATGCAGATTTGTTTCAGTTGATTCGCTCTGGAAACATTGCCAACGGTCGCATTCTTGTAAAGACAAGCGCAGGAGGATCAACGCTTGCAGACCTTGGAACGAAAGATAACGAAGGTCGCTCGTTTACTTTTAGATGGCAAACTGGCGGTAGTTTTTGGGCCATCGTCCCCGTTGATGCCCACGGCGCAGACAAAGTAACCAGCGGCACCCTCGACGTAGCCCGCCTCCCTGTCGGCACAGGCAGCACGCAAGTAGCCGCAGGCAACCACACCCACGTTCTCGCAGACGTAACAGGCGCAGCCGCCTCTGGCTCCATCACCACCTCTGGCCTAACGCAATCCACCGCAAGAATTTTAGGCCGCACGACCGCGAGCACAGGTGCCGTCGAGGAGATCCAAATCGGATCGGGCTTGAGTCTTTCGGCGGGGGAGTTGTCGGCTACGGGTGGAAGCGGCATCACCGCAGTCGGCCCATCCACCGCAGATGTCTTGAGCGTGTCGGGGTCTGATCTGGTTGCCGATGACGCAGGGGCCGACCGCATTATTTTCTGGGACGACAGCGAGAGCAAGCTGCGCTATCTGGAAGCGGGATCGGGGCTGTCGATTAGCGGCACGACGATGACGGCTACGTCAACATTTGACCCAGCCAGCCCCGCAGCCCTCGGAACGACCACGCCAAACACCGCAGCATTTACCTCCCTCACAGGCGCACCCGCCGCCAACACCGCAGCCTATGCCGTCACGGGCTATTCGCTGACAGGCAGCAACGCGCAAAGCGTCATTGATCTGGCGGGGACTTGGAACACCACGGGGACGCCGAGCGCGTTCAAGCTCAACCTCACCGACACGGCGAGCAATGCTTCGTCGCTTTTGATGCAGTTGCAGACGGGCGGGACGAATCGGTTTACGGTGAGCAAGGGTGGTGCGGTAGTTTGCGCGTCTGTAAATGTTGGGACAGGCACGTTATCAATTCAAAGCGGAGATTTTTTCAGCAATGGTTTTCCTGTTATCCGCCAAGGCGGGACGGAAGTTATAGCACTTACCGCAAACAGCAACGTAGGCGTAAACATAAGAAGCACACTGTCACTGGGATTCTCCGCAGGCGGCAACCCTACGGGGAATGATCCAGATGTGAGATTGTGGCGCGATGCGGCGGATACACTTGCACAGTATAGGGGAGTAAATGCCCAAGAAAGTCGCCTATACGGGACGTTTACCAGTTCCACGAACTACCAGCGCATGACCGTGAAGAGCGTGAAGCAAACGCTCTCCGCCCTCTCTGGCGCGTCCGCCACCACCACAGGCACATTCATCCCTGACGGCGCTGTAGTGGTCGGCGTGACCACGCGAGTCGGCACCACCCTGACAGGCGCAACAGGCTACACCATCGGTGACGGCACAGACGCCGACAGATGGGGCGACATTACGGGAACCGCCATCGGAACGACCAGCGACAACGCGAACTGGACGGCTGGAACCATCGAATGCTTTACCGCAGGCGGCAACGTTACTCTGACTGCCAAGACCTCCAACTTCACCGCAGGGGCCATTGAAATCTGTGTGTTCTACCTCGCGGGGCAAGCTGACTAAAAAATATGAGCCTAATTACACTACCAACAACCCAACCGCCCGCAGCACAGCGCATCGCGCTTGATCTGCTCGGCAAAATCAACAGCCAGATCGAATCCCGCGTGCAAGCGCACAAGGGAATGTGGTCTGACTTCTGGCAAAACAATGACGCCACGCCCGAAGAAATTCTTGCGGCGATGGGAACCAACGCCCATTTGCTGCTTGGATCGGCCACCGAATCCGTGCGCCACATTAACGAAGTGGCGGGGCTGGCGGGCAAGACTGCCGCCGACTTTCTGGAACCCGAAGAAATCGCGGGGCTGCGTCCGATGGTTGCCAACGAAGACGGGACTGTGATCTTGCAATGAAGACTGTGACGCTGACAGAGGAACAGGCGCGGCTGGTCATGCAGTGTCTAGACTTGGCCTGCAAGCAAGGAGGGCTAAACGCCGCCGCACAGATACTTCCCGTCGCAACCAGCATTGAGAAGCAACTCACGGCGGATGACAGCAACGCTGACGTTTAGCCTGCCCGAGGAGCAGGAAGAATTTTACCTCGCCGCAAAGGGCGCGGAATGGCGCATGGTGCTCGAGGACATAGACGCGCACCTTCGCTCGCGGCTGAAGCATGAAGATTTGCCCGAAGATGTGGACGCCGCACTAGACGCTGCGCGGCAGAAGCTGCATGAGTTTTTGGCAGAGCGAGGGTTGAGTTTGTGGTGATTGGCAGGCTTTGACACCCCGGCGAGGGCATGAACTTGCTTCAAACTGCGTTGGGAAAATTGAAAGAGAAATCGACTTGGGCGGGCATTGCCGCCCTCACGGCAGCCGCCGGATGGAAGCTCGACCCGGAGCAGTGGTCCGCCATCGCCGCCGTGGTGATTGGCGTGGTGGGCCTTTACGAAGTCTTTCGTAAGGAGAAGTAAGCAATGCGCCACATCGCCGTTGTCTTGGCGTTGTTTTGCGCTTCCTGTGCCACGATGCCCGACATGAAGGGCGAGGGCTTGCCGTTGGCGAAGTCGGGCTGGCGCATGACGGGCGGAGCGGACTTTCAGAAACAAGTCTGGTTCGTGACTTTTTGGAAACCGTGGGGCGCGGCTGAGACGCAAGCCGCCATCGACGCAGACCGCATCGTGCTGCCCGAATGAAGTCGCGCCCCGTGGTGACGATCAACGGCGAAATGTTACGCGCGATCTTCACTAAGCCAACGCGATCTGACACGCGCTCCGTCCTTACACGCTTGCTCACTTCGCTTCAGCCCGTCGTCCGATTCGGACGCAAGGGGCTAAGTTTTATCGGGGTGCGGGGCAAGGTGGAATTTTAACAACAGAAAATGAAACTGATCCAATGGTTGAAGAACTTATTCGCGGCATTGCCAAGTGGCCCGACGACGACAGACGCGCAATCGCCCTTGCTTTGGTGCGAAAGCTGTCACTCACCGATCTTGCCGAAGTCCTTGCCGCCGCGCACACCCGCATCCACCGCGAAGCCGAAAAGCGCGAGGCCGCGCACGGCAAAAGAAGAGTTTCAAAAGCTGCTCGATGAGCATGGCGTGCGTTACTTTGATGCGGACGAAGTATTCTTCCGGGGCGCGCGGGACGCGCGGCTACAACTCAACACCGACCCGCCGCGCAGCCTGTGGCCGTCTTTGTTGGCCGTGACGAAGGTTGCCGATGAGGCGCGGCACAGGCTAGGCAAGCCGCTGCGAATTAACTCGGCATACCGCTCGCCCGCCTACAACCGCGCCATCGGCGGGGCCAGCGCCAGCATCCACATGAGGGGCGGCGCATTGGACTTGAGCGGCTCGCCCGCTACGTTGCACCGCATCCTCAAAGAAATGCGCGCAGAGGGGCTATTCCGTGGCGGCATTGGGCGCTACCGCACGTTCTGCCATGTGGATGTGAGGGGCAAGAACGCGGACTGGCAGGGCTGAACACTTCGATGCAATCGACACGTTGGCGGGACGTGTTTAATTTTCCGCAAAACGCATACACTTCCTGTCACTTTGTGACAGTTAGCGGTAAGTCAGAGCAAGGAAACCAAAGTTGGCGAGGCAGTATCCGCCAAAAGCAACCGCCATCGGCCCGTTGCCGTCGCGCCAGAATCCTACGGCGGTGACGGCGTAAAGCATCGTCGTAGCGAGTAAGGGCCAAAAGGTCATTTGTCCCGGCGGTGCTGTCCGATGGGGATTTTGCCGCCGCAAAAGGTTTTTGCAGCCCACCGCGTGACCACGCAGACAAGCCGCTCCAAGTCGCGGACATGCGTCTCGTCCGTTGGCGGGATCACGGCGTGCGTCAATTCGTGCGTCACGATGCCAAGCAAATCGCCCGCCACGGCGTCTGGATGCAGCCAAATTTGGCGTTTCTTGTAAACGCAACAGCCGTCGAGCTTTTCTTTGTCAGGAGGGCGACCGACGTGCACGGTCCACCACGCGCCGTCCAATTTGAAGCGCAGGGTTGGCCGCTTTGTTTTCATTTCAGCTTGTAGTGCGGGACCGGATAAGCGCCCCGGTTGGTGAAGATTCGGAACCGTTTCATCTCGGCGCGGCCTGCGCGCACGGCCACGGAAAGCTGGCCGCTTACGGTGTCTTTGGTCTTGCCGAGCTTGTCGGCAAGTTCGGCGCAAGTCATCCATCCCGCCGGAACCTTGTCCACATTGTCTGGGACAAGGGCAGCGCACCATGCGGCGAGGTCGGCGTCGGGTTGGGTGGTCGAAAGTTTCGACTTCATAGCGGGAGGCGGTAGTGGGGGGAAAGCGTGACGAGATTAACCGCGCAGGCCGTGTCGCAATACTCACCAAAGGCAAATCCGTGAGCCCATCCAAGGGTCTGCCGCCTGCCTTTGGCATAGCCGACCGAAAGATCAATGCCGCAGCCGATGTTGTAGCCGACTACGGGACGCTGGCAGCGACCAGCTTCTTGCGCTACTCGGTGCGTATGCCCGAACACGCAATTCATGCCCAAGGCTTCGGCGTGATCGCGGGCTGCGCTGACGTTGTAGAGGACGCCATGCAAAAACAGCGTATCGCCAAGTTGCGTGCAGGCTTCCGGGCGCAGCCCCGCATACGGCACGACTCGCGCCTTCATTTCCTTGGCGGCGTCATCAATGCGCGCGAGCACTTGCCCCGCCGCGTAGCTCACCACGGCATTGCCGCTATGAGCGAGGCCACAAAGACGGTCTTCGTGATTCCCCAAATGGATTACTGTCGGCTCAAGCTCGCGCAGGAAGGACAGGCCAGCGAGCAAGTCATCCGCCATCGATTCCGCGCGGTCGGGGTCATCGGGGTCACGCCTTGCCCCGGCACGGAGCGCGGCCATGTCGGTAAAGTCACCGAGATGCAGGACCGTCGAAGGCTTGTATGCCTCACGGAATTTGAGCATGGCCCCGGTGGCCTTTGAGTCGGCCAGATGGCCGTGCGTGCAGGAAACCGCCATCCACTTCCGCCAGCGTTTCGTGACTGCCGCCATTGAAGGCGGCTTTTATGTCAAAGCCCCGGCGGAGTGTGGGGAACGCCCCCTCCGCCGTTTTTATGGGTCAAATAGTAACCGGAAAGTAACCACTCACCGCGCACCACAATCGGACTTCCGTTTTCATTTTCTAGTGTCCAGACGGACTCAAAATCCGTTTCCCGCAAGGGAGTGTGGGTTCGACCCCCTCCGCCGGTATTACATAACCCCCTGTAAATCAGGGGGTTAAGTTTTTAGGAGGGCGGAAAGTAACCACATTGAAACCACTTCGTTGCCGCCGATCTTTCGACGTAATCGAGGTAGTTTGACCGGACAACATCCTCGGAATTGCCCATCTCCAAGGCGACTTGCGCGGCGGATTTGACCACGGCGCAGCGGTAGGAGCCGTAGCTGTGCCGCAGCCCGTTCTTAACCCATTTGACCCCCTTGCGCTTAACTCGCTTGGCAAGGTTGTCGATCCTCAACCCCTGCGGGCAAACGTGATCCTCCGGGGCAAACTCGGCTTTGCGGAGCCAAGTCATTAAGGCCGGATGAATCGGCACCAGCCTGCGCCGTCCCGTGTTCTTCGCATTTTCGGGCAGGACTTCGATGAGCTTCTTGCCGAGCTTTACTTCGCGCCAGAGCAACCTTTCCGCCTCGCAAGTCCGAAGCCCCGCCAAACCGCAAATGGCCAGCGGCAAACGCCATTCCGGGGCAACGGCGGCAAGCAGAGCGCGGAACTCCGTGGGCGTATAAATCGGGGGCCGCTTTTTCGGCACGGGCAGAGCATGGGTCCGCTGCGGGGCGGTCATCGTGTCGGGCAAGTAGGACTGCTTGCGCGCCCAAACGAACCACGAAACGAGCGTTGCCCGGACATTGTTGTAGCGGCGTGGGCCAACCCCCAGTGAGTCAAGGTGCAGCCTAACTTGCTCGGCAGTCACATCAGCAATCGGGCCGGGGTGCTTGGCCGCGAAGTGCGCGATGTCCGCTTCGATGATCCGCGTCTGGACTTCCCGCTCGGTGAGGTGACGCACGTAATTACGTGCGGCTTCAGCGGTCGCGGGGCTATCGGCGCGCTGGCCCTGCCACGCAAGGAACTCGGAAAGCAGGGCGGGGTCGAGGTTGCCGATCTGGCTGCGCCCGTCCCGCAGGAGAGCAAGCTGTTCCTTGGCTCGCGCCTTTGCCTTGGTCAAATCCTTGGCCGCGCACATGACCCGCTTGCCGCCCCGGCGGGTGTGCCATTTCCACCGCCCGTCTGAGCCTTGCCAAAGGCGGGCCGAGAAGCCCCCGACTTTTACGTCATGGTGCATTCATGCGGGGGGGGGGGTGAAAAATATGATCTTGCCATCACTAATTCTTGACTTTAGCGATATCGTTTCCCTCTTTCCGCGACTTTCAAAAGGGGTTTTGCTTCGACCAATTCATAGGTCGTAGTCTTGCGAACCGCGATTTGCTTCCTAACTGCTTCGCTCACAACAGCATAAACCCATCGGCTGACGGTTAGACCGCTAACCTTTGCCGCTTCCCGAACCTTTGCCGCAAGCTGCGGGTCGCAAGCAAATCCAATCGTGGTCTTACTCATGCCCACAACCTACTCCGGGGCGGCTTAAAAAGAAAAAAAGATTTTGAAAATAAATCTTTACCTTTGGTTAACCATAGGTAAATCTCCCCATAGACAAATCACGGCATCCCACCCATGCCCGCTAAAACAACAAGCAAGGTTTTCATCGGCGTCAGCGGAATCCCGCTCGACCTAGCGCACGAATTGCGTCTGCGCGCACGTAGCAACAACCGCAGCGTCAGCGGCGAGATTCGCACGATCATTGAAGAGGCATTAGCCGAACTTTCCGGCGCGGCAATCGCCGCTCCGACGAACACAGAACAAACAAAACCATGATCGACTACATCACAGTCATCGCGGTGACGCTCGCGGCAATGAGTGTTATCGCGCTTGCTTGGCTCGGCGGCTACCAGCTTGGTCAAGTCGCTGGCATCAATGCGGAACGGGAGTTGTCGAACCGCCGCATCAACGGCCTGCTCGCGCAGGAAAACGCACGCAAACCCCGCACGCGGAGGGCGCGCAAATGAGCATCGACCCGCGTGTGCCACAGGTGAACAATCACGGATGGCATCCGTGCATTGATCCGGTCGCGCTTGGCCGTTTGATGGACCGAGTTTGCAATGGCCGAGCGCCGTCCTTGCGGCAGCGGGTGGTTAAGGCGCTTGCCACTCTTCGCAGGAGGATCGGCGCGTGAGGACGGACCCGCCGGAAACGGCCATTGCGGCCATGCTTTTGCTAACCGCCATAGCGGTGGGCTTGGTCCTAATTGTGGAGCTTATCACCAAGGGTCTTCGATGAGCAACGCCCTGTCGCCCGCATCGTGGTCGCAGCGCACACCGGAGCGCAGCGGTTGGGAATTGCTGGCGTGGGCGGTGCTGGAACAAGCCGTGACGGACCTCGCCCTGTTCGCGCGCTACGGCATTGTGACTGTCACGGGGCATTGCCTTCCTTGGCCCTGCGAAATAAAGCGCAGGGTCAAGGTCGGGCGGCGGGGGCAGTTGGAGCATTTCTACCACCGCGTGCCGCGCACCATCGCTTCATCGCACGGCCCGAACGACCACAAGCAACTCGTCGGATGGTGGCTCTCACCGGACGCGCAAAGCTACTGCGATTTGCTGGGTTGCGAAATGCCCGCGCGCGACATCTTCAAGCAAACAATTCGCAACCACGGGGGGTTGCAATGAGCGGTATCATTATGGAAGCCGAGGACATTATTGCTCACTACCGCGCGGAGGCTGGCAGCTTGCGCGAGGAGTTGGTGCGCGAACGCGCGGCCAAGGACGCGGCCTTGCAAGAAGCCGAGTTGCTGCTTACCGAAAACCTGCGCCTCAAGCGCGAGGTGCATGACTTGCGGAAGCAAGTGCAGTCGTGGGCCGACGAAGCCGATGCCGAAATTCAACTGGCGAAGCTGCGCCGCGCGGAACTGGAGGCGATAGAACTGTGAGCGGGGCTGATCACATCGTTTTGGGGAGCGTGACGATTGGCCCCGTTCCTTCCGCCGAGGACAGCATGGCCGAGAGCATCGTCATGTTGTTGACCAAGCTGGCCCAAGTCGAAGCCGAGCGGGACTTTTACAAAGCAGCGGCGGGAAAGCTCGCCAAGGGGAGGCGCAAGAAATGAGCAACATTGTGATTGGCGTTGATCCGGGAACCGAGAAGTCGGCTTACGCGATGTTCAATGGGCGGGACGTTCTTTCCTTTGGCGTCTCCGATAACGAGGCGTTGCGTCACCACAGTCTTTGGGAACAGCAAAACGTGTTCATGGAAATGATCGCCAGCTACGGCATGGCGGTAGGAGCAACCACGTTTGAAACCGTGTATTGGATCGGTCGCTTTGTTGAGTTGGCGGCCATCAGCGGCGGCAAGGTGACGCGGGTCTTCCGCAAGGACATTAAGTTGCACCTGTGCAATTCACCGCGAGCCAAGGATGCGAACGTGCGGCAGGCATTGATTGACCGTGTGGGGCCGCAGGGGACGAAGAAAAACCAAGGCCCGACCTACGGCGTGAAGAGTCACGAATGGGCTGCGCTGGCCGTGGCGGTTTATGGCTGGGACACAATTTTCGGACGGTTCGCCAACGGCAAGCCGCCCGCATGAACACAAACAAAGACGCCGGGGGCGGCAACCCCCGGCGCGATTAGCACGAATGAACACAGAACAAGCATCCAACTCAGTGCAGCCCGTAGGCAAAGCCATAGCGGGCGCAATCGTCAAGGCGCAAATGGCTTTCGGGCCAGCCTTGAAGACCTCACAGAACCCGCATTTCAAAAGTCGCTACGCCGATCTGTCGGCCTGCGTCGAAGCGGTCATCGAAGCCCTTAACGCCAACGGCATCGCGCTCATCCAGCGCACCTTGCCATGCGAAAGCGGCGTCACGGTCGAAACCGTCTTCCTGCATACGAGCGGGGAGACAATGAGCAGCGGCCCGCTGCACGTTCCCGCGCAGAAGCAAGACGCACAAGGCTACGGTTCCGCGCTGACCTATGCCCGCCGTTACTCGCTCATGGCGGCTTGCGGTATCGCCCCGGAAGATGATGACGGCCACGCCGCATCAAAGCCCGTGACCTACGTAAAACCAAGCAAGCCCGCCCCGCGCATCACGGACGAGGCACCCAAAGAATCTAACGGCCAACGCTCGGCAAAAGCAGCGGTCGCTACGAACGAGGCAGACGACGATCTGCCTTGGTAATCAACACAAACACAAAACGAACACAGAACATGATTAGTCTATCCATCAAAACAGAAAAACTAGAGAAGGAACACATTATCAACGGCAAGAACGGCAAAATCGTTGCCGTAGTCTTGTTTGAGAACAAGGACGGCAAGGGTCAATACGGCGATGACGGATTCGTCGTGCAAAGCGTGAGCAAGGAAGCGCGCGAGGCAGGAGTGCGCGGCCCTATCGTCGGGAACTGGCGCTACATCGGCCAAAGGGCTAGCGGCAACGCCACCACCCGCAACAACGAACCGGAGGGCGATGACCCGTTCTGACCTATGGGATTTATCCGAATCGTAGGCCACAGACGGCAGGAAGGAGACACATGGTTTCCGTGCGACTATTGCGGCGGGGGCGGCATGGATTACAGCCGAGACGGTGAACCAACTGACCGCGCGCACCTTGGCAGCGAGACGGCGAGCATGGCCTATCGCGGCTATGTCCCGACCAACTCCTGCGAAGTGTGCGGCGGGGAGGGTGGGGCATGGTTGCCGAAGGCGCGCAACCTCCCGCCGCCTTGCCCGATCATCTTTCACCCCGATTATCCCGGTTTCTCGCACCCGCTTTGGCGGGCGTGGGTAGATCGTGAGTGGGGCGCGGACAAACCGGAGTGGAGCGATTTCAAATCCGCACCGGAAAAGTGGGGGGTGGCCGTATGACCGCCGCCGAACGTCGAGCCTGTGACGGCCTCGCCCCGGAGGATGACGCGCCGATTGCCTCGCACATGGATTGGCTCAAAGAGCATTGCGAGCGGCTGGCGTGGGAACTGGAATCGACCAGCCGCGAATTGCAAAGCGCAACCGCGAAGCTGCGGGAAATAGGAGGGCGTAAGCAATGACGTGGCAACCCGAACTGACGTTTGCGCCTGCCGAGACGCACAAACGTCCGACACAAGCGGGTCGCATCCTGCGATTCTTGCAGGAGGGTCATCGGCTTACCCCGCTTGACGCGCTGGAGCTATTCGGGTGCTTCCGTCTGGCCGCGCGCGTCCATGAGTTGCGGCGGGAGGGTTGGGCAATCGTAGAGCGCACGGTCGAGACGGCCAGCGGTAAACGCATCGCGGAATACTCGCTATGAAGATTGAGCCGTCTTTCTGCGACCACTGGAAAACAAAGCGCCTGCACCGCTTATGCGGGGCCGAGGCGGTCTTGGGCCTGCTCCGCTTGTGGGGGCAGGCCAAGATCAAGCGGCAATACACGGGCCTTGTCCTTAACCCGACCAAGCTCGCCGCCGTGATGGAATACCCCGGCGACGAGGATGCCCTGTGGCGCGTTATGACCGACGAAGCGGCCCCGTGGCTGGACGGCGCGGAGGACGGCACGTGGTCGCTGCACGGCTACGAGGAGCATCAAGCGCAGATTATCCGGCTATGGGAGATCGGTCGAAAGGGGGGGAGGCCCAAAGCCGCCGCCCCTTCCCTCATACTCCCTTCCCCTAATACATCCTCTTCCTCTTCCTCTTCACCTATATGCGAACCAAATGGAAACCATATGGTTTTTCAGACCCCCACCTTGGAGGAATTTATAGAGACGGGGCGGCAGGCGGGGATTGAGCGCGAGATTGCCGAGGAAATCTGGCACGACAACGAATCGCGCCCCATTGCCCCCGATGGACGATGGACGGACTATCGCGGCAACCCGATTGCGAAATGGCAGGCGAACATGAGCGCCCGTGCCTTGCAGATGAAAAGTCGCCGGGGCGGGGTCATCACCAAGACGCACAACGGGGCAAGCGGGAAGGCCGAGACGCCTTGGTCGATAAAACAGCGTCTGGAGGCCATTGCGCGCGAAATAGAGGGTATCCGTAGCGACAGACGGAACCGGATTCCTAAGGCTGATACGCCGTGGGAAAGCACGATGGCACCGGAGGCGGTCGAGCGGGTCAAGGCGTTGAAGGCAACAGCGCAAGAGTTGAACCGCAAACTTGCGCTTTCGGAAAAGGAGGCGGCATGACCCTTCGCCCCTTCCGGCTCACAACGATCATGGAGGCCGTCAAGGTTGCCGAGCTTCGCTATTTGGAGGCGCGGGTCGGAGGCATGAACAACGCCACGACCTACCAGAGCGATTTCGTCGAGGTCATGTCACGTGATGTTGGCGGCATCCTTGCCGAGTTAGTAGTCGGGCGGAAGTTCAGCCGCACGTTCCTCCCGGCGATCAACACGTTTCACAATCAAGCGGACGTTGGCGAGGACATCGAAGTGCGATCAACCCCGCACCTTAACGGGAGCTTGATCCTGCGGGATAACGACGATCCGGGGCGGCGGTATGTGCTGGTCGTGGTTGACCCGATGCGGGGATTTGCCGTGCGGGGATGGATATACGGCTACGAGGCGACCAAGGACGAATGGCACAAGAAGGGCGAGGGACGGCCCGCGTGGTGGTATCGGGGGCCGCTAAGACCTTGGGAAACGCTGACGCTGGAGAGGCCGAAGGACGCACCGACCAACGCCGAGACGGCCAGCGCGGAGTATTCGTGGTGAGCCAGACGCTTATGCGATGGATCGCAGACAACAACCTTGACCCGCGCCTTGTTATGAACGCGCTGCAAGATCACGGGAAATGCTCTGACCTTTGCGTCGAGGTCGAGGACGTAGGCAATGGGGGCGAGTGCCTGCGGTGGTTGGTGGGGCGGGACGTGAGGGAATATCGGGGGCAAGCCGTCAACAGAGAGTAGGGCCGCTCATACACATAAACACATAGGGGGCATGGATACCGAAATGTTTAAGGAATACATCGACAGGGACGGGCTACCCGAACCAGAGCCAGCCAATACGTCTTTCTTTACCGAGAAAGAGCGGGCGGCATTGACCGCTGAAAAACGCGGATATTGCGGATTTTGCGGGACGGTGTTTTGGGGGCATGAGGCGATCTGCCCGGAGTGCGCGGAAAGGACGGGCGCATGAGGGAGGCATATCGGCAGAGCGGACATAAGTATCTCGGCAGGAATGTCGGACGGGGAGGGAGGCAATACAGCAAGATCGTGAAGGCACTGAAGGGCATGGCGACATTCCAGTTGCTTGATGCGGTGGCGAGGGAGGACGCGAGGCGAAGGCGGGAGCAAGTCGTTGAGCGGGAACAAGTAGGAAACCTTTCCCCTTTCTAAACGTAGGGTTGCGCGCGACTCTCGTCATTTTCTTAAGTGTCCCCCAATCGACGCAAAGGGGGACAGGTTGACAGGCGCGGGGGACAAGATGACTGTCCGCGCCCTCGCCGCAGCCTTGGGAATGTCCCCGAACGGGGCGCACAAGTGCATCCAGCGCGGGATGCCTACGGATTCCGTCGAAGCCGCCGAGTCGTGGCGCAGGCGCAACGGAAGGAGCAAGCTAACCAGCCCCGCAAAAGCCATTGCCGCAACCGCAATCGTCGGAGCCATCACCGCCCCGGCGCAGCCGCCCGAAGTTATCGACGCGATGAACCGCCGCGCGGAGGAAGCAATCGAAGAACCCGTCAAGACCTTCACCGATACCGATAGTTGCCGCGAGGCACTTAACGAGCAGCGGCAGCTACGCAAGCACGCCGCCGCGCAAGTCGCCCGCCTTCACCACTCCGGGGACATCGAAGCCTCCCGCCGTTGGTCGCAAACGCATCAGCAATACTCAGCCAAGCAACTTACCTACGAGCGGCAATGGCGCGATCTCCTTGAGCGCGATCGCCGCACGATTCAGATCGAAGACGCCGACCGCACCTTCCGCGCCGTGCTGCAAGACGTTCGCACCCTTGCCGCCTCCATGCCTGCTGCCCTCTCGGCCAAGGTCAACCCGCAAGACCCCGTCCTCGCTCAGAAACTCTTGGAGGAGTGGCGCGATAAGACCCTCTTCAAAGCCATTTATGAAAACCGTAACACTGCCACTGAATAAACTCATCGCCTATGCAGGCAACCCGCGAAAGAACGATCATGCTGTTGAGGCCGTAGCCTCTGCCATCAAACGCTTTGGCTTTCGCGTCCCGGTCTTGGCGAAGTCTGATGGCTCGCTCATCGACGGGCATCTGCGCGTGAAGGCCGCGAAGCATCTTGGCATGGAAGAAGTTCCGGTCGTGCTGTGCGATGACTTGAGCGAGGCCGACATTAAGGCTTTGCGGATTTCGATTAACCGCATGGCTGAGCTTGCCGATTGGGACACCGAGCTATTGAGCGCGGAGCTTGAGGGATTGGCGGCGGAAGGGATCACGCTGGAAGATGTGGGCTTTGATTTAGACGCACTTAGCAATCTTGGGGCGCTACTGCCCGGACAAGAGCAAGAGCCAACCAAAGGATCAACGCAAGAAATCGACGTTGAAGGATTTCAGATGGAGCACAAGTGCCCGCGCTGCGGCTTTGAGTTCAACGCCAAGCCGGAATGAAAAAGCCAGCCTGCGCCTGGAGCCTGGCAGACCTTGAAGCTGTCCCGAAAAACGGCATCAAAGTCATGTCCACGTTTGCTTGCGGGGGCGGGTCAACGATGGGCTATAAGCGGGCCGGATGCGAAGTCATCGCGGCTAACGATATTGACCCGCAAATGGCGTGGCACTATCAGCACAACCTCAAGCCCAAGCATTATTTCCTGTGCCCAATCCGCGACTTGCTAACGGCCAATCTGCCGTCCCAATTATTTGAGTTGGATATTCTCGACGGCTCGCCGCCGTGCTCAACTTTCAGCATGGCGGGCAGCAGGGAAAAAGCATGGGGAAAGAAAAAACATTTCCGTGAAGGACAGGCCGAGCAAGTGCTGTCCGATTTGTTCTTTGACTACCTTGATCTTGTCGCGCATCTCAAGCCGAAGGTTGCCATAGCCGAAAACGTCAAGGGCATGATCCTTGGCAATGCCAAGGGCTACACCAAACTTGTAATGCAAAGATTCCGGGAGATTGGCTACCGGCCCCAGCTATTTCTTTTGAACTCTGCCGATTGCGGCGTGCCGCAAAGACGGCAGAGAGTTTTCTTTTGTGCTCTGCGTAACGACATGCAAAAGCCGCTACTTTCAATTAGTCCAAGAGGACGGTGGGTTTCAACAAGTGAAGCGTTTACAGGATTAGAAATTTTAACAGATGCAGAAAAGAAAGACACACAGCCAACAGGAATTGATCTAAAGGCTTGGAGCAAGACAAAGCCCGGAGGGTGCTACGCTGATTATTTCAATAAGTTTGAAGGGCGGAACAATGCTTTCTCGCACCAGAAAGCGCATCCAAATCAACCATCGTGCACCCTTACAGCTACGCACGACAACTTTACACATTACAAAGAGTGTCGGAAAATGACATTCCGCGAGTGGAAGCGCATAGGCTCTTTCCCAGACGACTACCAAGCACAGTCCGACAAGATTGGCAAATACATGATTGGCATGAGCGTGCCGCCAAAGATGACAGAAGTTGTGGCCCGCGCCGTTGTTGAGCAATGGCTGCAATGAGTCTCACCGAAGAACTTGACCGGAGCTTGCGCGATGTCTTCGCGCCCATCGACGCGCGCGAGGTGTGGGAGTGGGCGGAAGATGAGATTGTGCTGACGCGGCAGCAAACGGAAACGCCGGGGCCGTATAGCACGCTGCTGACTCCCTACGTGCGCGAGCCGCTTAATGCTTTTGCCGATCCGCGCGTGAGTGACCTTGCTCTGTGCTTTGGCAGTCAGACCAGCAAAACCACAACGATGATGATCGGAACCGCATGGCGGCTGGTCAACAATCCGGTGCCGACGATTTGGGTCATGCCAAGCGAAAGCCTTGCGCGGTCATTTAGCGAGAACCGCTGGCAACCGATGGTGAAAGATTGCGGCAAGCTCGCCGCGCTCAAGCCGTCAAACGCTCACAGGTTCAAGAATCTTGAGCAGCAATTCCGCGACTGCACGCTGACTTTTATCGGGTCAAACAGTCCGTCAAATTTGGCGTCTCGCCCTGCTGGACTCTTGATTATGGACGAGGTCGACAAGATGGCCGATGCCTCCGAAAAGGAATCATCCGCCGTAGCCTTGGCCGAAAACCGCACTAAGAGCTACACCAACGCGCTGCGGGTTAAGTCTTCGACCCCGACCACCCCGGAAGGAGAAATCTGGCAAGCCTTTCAGCAAGGCGACCAGCGTTTCTATTTCGTCCCGTGTCCGCATTGTAACGCCATGCAACGCCTGCTCTGGGGGCAAGTAAAGTGGGACACCGCCGCGCGCGGGGAAGACGGCGCGTGGAACGAGGACGCCGTGCGGGCCACAGCCTTCTACGAGTGCGAGTCGTGCAAGGGCAAGATCACAGACGGACACAAGACGCGAATGCTTCGCGCCGGGGAGTGGCGAGCGACAAACCCTAACGCCGCTGCCGGTAGGCGCAGCTATCACCTCAATTCGCTCTACGCGCCGTGGCGGTCGTGCGGCTTTGGTGAGCTTGCCGTTATCTTCCTGCGGCAAAAGGCTTCGCTCCTTGGCCTGCAAGATTTCGTCAACGGCGCGCTGGCCGAGCCGTGGGTCGAGGACGCCGACAAGGAGCAAGAGGTCAAGACCGCCGCCAGCGATTACCTTTCCGGGGATCGTTGGGACGAGGCCGAGTTTTCCGCAATGACCGTGGACGTTCAAGATGCAGGCGGTCGCCACTTCTGGGCCGTCATCCGCGATTGGTCAAAGGACGGACGCTCGCGCGGAAGATTTGCGGGCCGCATTGAAACGTGGGATGACTTGGAAAAGCTACGCGAGGAACATGAGATCCGCCCGCCGTGCGTCTTTGTCGATTCCGCCTTCGCCTCGCGGGAAGTTTATTTTGCCTGTTGCCGCTTCGGCTATGTCGCCCTGCGCGGGAGCGACAACGAGAGTTTCACGTGGAACGATAACGGGCGCAAAGTGCAACGCGCTTACGCTCGCCCGGAGCGCGGCGATCCTGCGGGCGGCGGAAGATGGGACGCTGGGACGCTCGCGCGCCGAACGTGTCCGCTCATTAAATTTTCCGCGCCAACGTGCGAAGATATTTTAGACGCACTACGCCGCGCCGATCCGGTGCGCTGGGAGTTCCCGAAAGACTTCCCGCTTGATTGGCACGAACACCTCGCAAGCACAGTGAAGAAGCGCACACGCAACGCGATTACCGGAGCGGTCAGCTACAAATGGATCGTCGTGAAGGGGAAGCCGAACCACCTGCGCGACTGCGAGAAAATGCAGGTCGTGGCTGCGTTGTTGGCGAAGGTCTTAACCCCCGCCGCCGAGCGCCCCAAAGAGAAGGCGACCCCGTAAAGCGGTCATTTGCAGGGGTTTAGGGGGGTGGAAAAAAAGATGAAAAAAGGTGAAACTTTTCCCTTTACAAAGACAAGCGCTTGGCTTAACTTGGCGGGGTAATGAAAACACAGAACACACCGACCGCCACCATCCAAACCGCCGCCCGTTACGTCAGCCGCAGCATTTGCGACCACAACTGTTTCTTTGAGTTGTTTGTTATCAAACGCACGGCCAAGACCGCGACCATCCGCTACAACGGCGAAATCCGCCGCACCAAGATTAAGGTCGATTGCAGCGGCTTCGAATACCTCCGGCCCGATGATTACAGCATGGCACCGATTTTCCGCGCAGAGTGCGCGGCTTAAACCACAACAACACACAGAAAGAACACAGAACATGATCAGCACATTAGAAACCATCGGATCGCTTAACCTCGATCCCGTCACCGCCGAACACGGCGCAACAACGGTCAGCAATCGTTACGGGTTCATCTCGACCCAGACCTTGCTGGATAACCTCGCAACCGAAGGATTCACCCCGCGCGCCGTGCAGGTCGCTCGCGTGAACAAGCAGGAACGTCAAGGCTTTCAAAAGCACATCGTTCGCTTGCAGCACAACGACATGATGCCGATGCAGCTAAATGAGTTTCGGCCCGAAATCGTGCTGGTCAATTCGCACGATGCCAGCACGAGTCTTAAACTCATGCTCGGTATGTTTCGCCTCGTTTGCACCAACGGTCTTGTCATTGGCGAGTCTGTTTTCTGCCATCGCTTCATTCACCGCGACATAAACGTCGAGAGTGTGAACACGGCTGCAGTGAGCCTTACGCAAATGCTCCCGCAGCTTGAGGAGCGCGTGAGCGCGATGAAGGCCCGCACGATGACGCAAGCAGAGACGGATCGCTTCAATAAGCAAGCCGCCCTGCTTCGTTGGGATGACGAGCAGAAAGCCGCACAAGCTGCTTGGTATCTGGGCCGTGGCCGTAGATACGAAGACGGACAAGACAACCTATGGCACGCCTACAATCGCGTGCAGGAAAACATGATCAAAGGACGGCGCGGCAGTATCCGCCGTATCACCAGCGCGGCCAAGGATGTCGAAATCAACCGCGACCTGTGGAACCTCGCGGCGGGATTCCTCAACTAACCAAGCACAGGCGGGGAGTCCGATCCTCCCCGCCGCCTTACCACAATGAACATCAACGAAATCGCCATCGCCGCCGCGCACTTTAACGCGGCTCACGACTACGATCTCCCGTCCGCTCTCAAGCTGACCGAGATCGTGATTCGCCACGCGCACCTCGTGCAACTGGCCCGCATCCAAGCCGCCGATCCGCAACTTGAGTTGCCTATCGACTTAAACGGGGAGGCGGCATGAAACCCGACAAGATCATTCCCTTCCCTATCAAGCCCGCCGCCCCCAAGCCCGTGCTTGACGAGGCCGAGCCGCAGAACATCATCGTGGTCGAGTTCGACCGGGACGAGTATATCGTGACCGCCAGCCCTTACGCCGTATGAAACCACACCCACTTGACCGCTACTCGGCCCTCGACCGAGCGATTGGCAAACGCATTACCCTGTCCTTCGGGGCATGGTTGGAAAAGTGCGAGCGCAGCGATGCGTGGCATGGCAGCGATCACGAACCGACCCTTGAGAACGTCAAGGCGTTCCTCGACGATTACGCCGATTGGCAGGAGGAACCTGTATGAGTGACGCCATCAGCAAAGCCGCCGCCGCCCTCGGCAAGAGGGGCGGGCAGGCGGGGACGGGCAAGGCCAAGGCCCGCAGCAAGGCGCATTACTCCGAAGCGGGGAAGAAGTCCGGGGAGGTTCGCCGCCTCCGGGCGCTTCAGCGCAAGGGGGCGACAGGGTAAATACCCTGTTTTCAAGGGGTTACAGGGTCAAAAAAAAGATGAAAAAAGGTGAAACTTTTTCTTGCATACGCCAGCGGCTGGCGTATTATGGGGGAGTAATGAAAACACAAACAGCAAAAACTATCAGCCTCGATTCGGGGTTGGAAATCACGACCTACCGCAACAGCAAAACGGGCGACACCCTATGTGTTCACCACAACGATTGCGGCGCGTATTACGGCGAACTGGTGCAAGCCAGCGATCCCCGCAAAACCAAACAGCGCGTAACAACTCAACAGGTCAACGAGCTAATCTCCTACTGGCATTATGAATTCGGGGGTTGCTCCATCGACTGACTTCCCTCCCGCCCTGCCACGTGCAGGGCGGCATGGGATGCCAAACGGCAAACCACAACGAACACAGAACATGACAACATTAAGCAAATCAGTAACCCGCAAAGCAATCACTCGGCCCGCCGCCCACGGCGTGCGCGCCGAGCTTATCATCGCCCTTCATCCGGGCGGAATCGTAGGCATCCGCGAGTGCGGACGGCGCAGCAAGAGCGAAGTGCATTTCGATGCAGCCGAGCTTTACGTCGAGGGCATCCGCAGGCGCATCGCCAACCAACGCGCCGACAAGCGCAAGGCGCGTCTCGCCCGCCGCAAGAAGTAAGCCCCGGCGCAGGGTCCGACCCCCTGCACCCCCCCTAAAAATAAATGAAAATAAATCTTGCATACCCCAGCGGCTGGCGTATAGTTAGGGCGTAATGAAAACCAAGCACACAGCAAAAGTCATCGGCAAAACCGGATGCGGCCAGCCGATCAGAATATATCGCGGGCATCTTATCGTTAAGCGCGACAACGCTTACTTGTGCGATGCCGAGATCACGGGCATCGAATACCACGTATATGACAAAGAGCAGTCGCCGCAATATCACTCGGCCATTGAAATTGTCTCCACGCTTGCGGAAGCAAAGTGGTTTGTCGATTGCCGCAACCGCTAACCATCAACCAACACACACAATGAAAACACAGAACACCACAACGGGCGCGGGGAATACCACTGCCGCGCAGAACATTTACCGCGCAAGCATCGACACCAAGGTTGTCGGCCACTTCCCTTCAATGTCGGCAGCGATGAAGGTGCTGACCGCTGCGGCGATCAAATCCGCGTTCGGCTACAATGGCTACGTTGATGTCTTCGACCCGAACGACGAGATCATGCCGGGTAAGGGTGCAGAGGCTGACGGCTACAAGTGCATAAGGCATCGCGTGGTCGATGGCGGGCGCGGCAACAGCGGATGGTTTTGGAACGACTAACCGAGGACGCACAATGACCAAGACACACAAACTCACCCGCAAGCACATCGCCAGCGAATACGCAGACAGCGATGGCTACTGGATCGACCTCAAGGCCGGATGGCGTTGGGAGGGCGATCACGTTCACGGCATCCACGAAGACACACGCAGCGCGGCCTATGCCGAGCGCGTGATTGCCTGCGGCTGCGCTCAATGCAAGGATGCGGTATGAAATGCCCACACTGCAACAAGACCCTGCCCGCGCACATCGTGGACACCCGCGCAACCGGGAGCAAGGGAGGCAAGGTCAAGTCGCCGCTCAAGGCCCGCAGCAGCGAGCAGGCCCGCGCCGCCATCATGGCCCGATGGGCCAAGCACAAGCGTCCTGCCATTTGACCGATTTCTGGTTTGTGGTAATCTCCGCGCCATGAGCCTACGTGCCGCCCGGAGTCGTGATAACCCACGATTCCAAACACGCTGACCCCGCTGATTACAACGAAGCATCCTGCGGCCCGGAACTGCCGCACGATACTGCGGAAGATTTATTTTTAGACGCTCGCTGTCGCGTAGCCGCTCCCGCGCAGCTTGCGTCTTTCCGCGCCCTGCTGGATTGGTGGTCGCTCGAAATCTTCCGCGAGTTCTGGAAAGACTACGAAGCGCAGGAAGGCGGGGGCCAAGCCTCGCGCACCTTCGGGGATGAAGCGGCAATTCGCCTCTTACAAGCGTTGACCAACTCGCAGACACGGCAGACTGCGATGAAAGCGGAGTGCTACTTAGCCGTGATCAATCGCAAACCGGAAAGCCAGACCGAGATTGCCAAGAAATACGGCGTGACCCGTGCCGCCGTCTCCAAGGTCATCGTCAGCATCAAAGACGATCTCGACCTCCCCACCGCGCGGCACATGAAGTCTGACACCGCCCGCGAGTCATATCGAACCCGCGCCCTGCGGGTTCACCAAATACGCAAAGAAAAATTATGCAAACAACCGAACAACAACTCGTTCACGAAGTTCTGGGCTTCGATGTCCAGCAACTTGAAACCGCCGATGCCTGCGCCGAGCAACTAAAGCTCGCGGCAGGGGAAGCAAACAAGATGGCCGCTTCGGCGGTCGGCTACGGACAGATGGCGATTCGCTACGCAATTAAGGCGGGCGAGATTATGAACAAGGCCAAGGACATCGTGCCGCACGGGGAATTTGAAAACTGGATGGAAGGCTGCGGCGTCGATGTGTCCCTGCAAACGTGCCAGCGGTGGATGAAGCTGGCAAAAGCCTCACACGTGAGGGATTTGCTCGGCAACCCCGACATTAAAACGATGACGGACGCCTATCGCGCCACAGGCATCTTGCCCGAACCGGAGCCGAAGGCCGAAGGCGGGGAAGGGGAGAAAGATCGCCCGCCCTTCACACTCTCGTTCAAGACGCAATACCATCACCCGTCTGAGTGGCAACGTGACGCGGCCCGCGACTTCCTCTACGAGTTCGACCGCTTGGCGAAACTGGCAATGCAACTCAAGACGGAGTTTGGCTTGTGAACGACCAACCGCGCGGGAGCATGGCAATCCCGATCTTCCTGTTTTGCTTTGCCGCCTTGGGCTTTGTCTGGTCGGTCGAGGCCACCGCGAAAGTGATCCTGCGATTGCTTGGCCTTTGACAGTTTGGCAAAAGCATGGCGCGTTCCGACTTTTACGGCTTACCAACCGCGACTCTTACTGAGTTGCGCGACGAGTATGTCGCCGCCATCAAAGCGATTGCCACCAATGGCGTCAGCTATTCCATCGGCGGGCGCAGCCTGTCCCGCGCCAATCTCACGGAGATGCGGAACACGCTTGGCGACATTACTGCCGCTATCGACCGCGCTTCCGGTAGCCGCCGCCGCACGACCTACGCATCCTTCGCGGGCGTCCGCTCATGAACCTTGTTGACCAGACCATCGCCCTGTTCAGCCCCCGCGCAGCCCTGCGCCGGGAGGTTGCGCGGCAGAAGCTAACGGCTTTCTCGCGTTTCGACGCGGCCAAGATTACCCGCGCCCGCCCGCAGGCCCGTCAGAATATGCCTGCCGAGCAGATCGGGGGAACCACCGAGCGCATCCGGTTAATGAATCGCGCCCGCGACTTGGATGATAACTTCTCCACTGTCCGCGCCATCCTCACGCACTTCGTCATTCACACGGCAGGCACGCTTGCCTACCAAGCCCGCACGGGCGACACGGCCCTCGACCAAGACGTTGAGGCGTATCTGAATCAATGGTTCGCCAACTGCGACTTGACCGGACGCCATTCGCTCCTTTGCCTTACGCAACTCGTCTTTCGCGCTGTGCTGGTCGATGGCGATTGCGGCGTGATCCTTGTCCGTGACGGGGATGACCTCAAACTTCAGACCGTGACTGCCGACCGGATCGGGCGCGACATTGACCTCGACCTTAACGACACGGCCTATATCGGCGGGGTGCAGATCGACCCGCGCGGGCGTCCGCTCAAATACCGAGTGTATGAGCGCGACCGCTCAGGGCGTTATCTGAGCTTTGAGGAAATCGACGCGGAGAACTTCTGCCACATCGCCAACTTCACCCGCCCCGACGAATACCGGGGCCGCTCGGTTCTCGCCCCGATGCTGGATGACGCGCAGGACGTAGCCGACTTGATCGAATACGAAAAGCTCGCTGCGCGGTGGGCCTCCTCACAGGCGGGCGTGGTCAAGACCGAGTATGGCGCGGATGAAGAACTTGCTTCTGTGCTGCGCGGAGAGAAAGACCAGTTTGGCAACGAGATCAAGCTGACCGCCTTGGAGCCGGGGCGCATTAACTATCTGAACACGGGCGAGAGCATGGAGATGTTCAAGAGCGGCGACCGCCCTGCCGCCGCCTTCGCCAACTTCGTGCAATACTTGGAGAACCGGATGTGTCGCGCCCTTGGTGCTTCCGCTCGCGTTATCCTCGACCGCACCAGCGCAGGGCCGGAGGCGCGCAAAGACCTTCGTCAAGCCGAGCGCACGTTTGATTTCTGGCGCTACCAGTTGGAGGCGCAGTTCCTCAACAAAGTCGTGCGCCTCGCCTTGATGGATGCAGCCGCTAAACGCCTCTTGCCTAACCGCCCCGAAGTCTCGCGCGGTCAATGGCAGTGGCCGGGGTCGGTTAGCATTGACGCGGGGCGTGACGCTCGCGCCGACATCGAACTCTGGCGCATGGGCCTTGCTACCGCCGCCGAACTCTACGGCGAGGCGGGACACGATTGGCAGGCCAGCATGAGGCAGCGCGCCAAGGAGGCGGCGTATATCCGCGAGCTTGCGGAGGAAATGGACGTTAGCCCTGCCGAGATTAGCGGGGGCAAGGAGTCTATCGCTACCGATCCTAACCGCGCCCCGGTCACCGCCCCCGTGCCGTCCGCACCGGAGCAGGAGCTATCGCAGTTTGCGATCCCGAAAAAATACGCGCACATCAACTTCAAACCGACCGCCGCTCTCGCGGTCGAGGCAAAGCGTGGCCTTGAGTGGCGCGAGGAATACGGACGCGGAGGAACGGAAGTCGGAGTCGCCCGCGCGCGTGATCTAATGAACCGCGCCAATCTTTCACCGGACACGATTCGCCGCATGAATAGCTATTTTGCCCGTCACGAAGTCGATAAGCAGGGCGAAGGATTTAAGCCGGGGCAGGACGGTTATCCGTCTGCTGGCCGTATCGCGTGGGCCTTGTGGGGCGGCGATGCGGGCGCGTCATGGGCTGCGGCCCGCGCGGCACAGATGGATGCCGTCGATGACGATGAAGGCTAAACTTTAACGGGGGCGATTGCTTCGACCGACTCTGCGGAGTCTGGCACGGGGGTGAAAGCCCCCCGCCTCCACCTTTTGACAGTCGCGCAAAAATAATGAAGCGCGACTTTAACTGCGGCACTGGCTCCGGTGGATTTGAGCCGGGGAACACTTGCGCTGGAGGCGGTGGTGGTGGCGACTCATCGGGCGGTTCGTCCGGTGGCGGGAGTGATGAAGGTGGAGGTGGCGGAAATAGCGCGCGCGGCGAGCGATTGCGCGACCGCATTGAAGGGACTGACGCCGAGGTCAAAGCTGAACTTGCCAAAGGCAGACGAGATATAAGCCGAATCGAAAAAAAGATCGAAGCGGTCAAGGGCAAGATCAAGGAGATTGATCAGCGCGAGCAAAATGTCCTCAAGAGTCTTCAGCAGAAAGCAGATGCGGCTACGGCGCGCAGGCAAGATTTAGACTTAAAACTTAAAGCGGTAAATGAGCGAATTGCCGCGAATAAAGCAAAACTCGCCAAGTATAAAAAATGAACGAGGAAAAACTATTAGAAGCTCTGGAAAAAGACGCCGAAGAACAAGAGGCGTTGCTAAAAGCTCTAAAGGCAAACAACAAAGAGCTTGAGTCGATTGATAAAGACCTCGATTTTGACAGGTCTTGGCAGGGCATGACCAAGACTGACTTTGCCGTGCTAAAAGGCGCGATTGATGCCGACAACGCTACCATTTCAGGCGTTAGCGTTATCACGGTGGGCGAAGCACGCGGTCACGGGATGCAAGTGGACTCACAAACTTTGGCTGAAGTAAAAGCTGCCGCTGAGACTTATGCGGGCGGACTAAAGGTCAAAACGGATCATTTCTCCGGGTTCAACCAAATCGTCGGAACGCTCAAAAACTTCAAGATTACAGGCGATCAGCTACGCGCCGACTTGTTCCTGCTCAAGAATCACGATGCGACCGCTCGCATCTTGGAGATGGCCGAGCTTATGCCCGACACATTCGGTCTTTCGATCTCGTTCACGGGCGAGCACGAAGAGAGCGACAACGATATTGTCTTTGCGCGCTGCACGGAGATTTACAGCGCCGATCTGGTCGATGCCCCGGCGGCTAATCCCACGGGACTCTTCAGCGCAAAGGTTGACAGCGAGAAAAAGGACATGGACGAAAAGCAATTTGCCGAAGCCCTCTCCGCTGCCCTCGCGCCGATCAACGACAAGTTGAGCGCGTTTGAGGCTTTCATGGCCGAAACCTCCACCAAGTTTGCCGCGCTGGAATACAAGCCGGAAGACGAGGAGAAAGAAATGTCCGAGGGCGAAGCCCCCGAATCCGAAGACGAGGAGAAAGAAGACATGAGCGCCAAGCTCGCCGCCGAACTCGCGGAGATCAAATCGCTCGTCACCAACTTCGGCGCGAAGCCCGTTTCGGTTGCCGTGGCCGTCGAAGCCAAGGCCGATGCCGCCGCTCCTACCAATTTCAGCGAAGCCCTTGCAGTCGTGAAGGCTGAAGGCTTGTCCGGCTCCGCCGCGACCAAAGCCGTCATCGCTCGCTTCCCCGATCTTTACCTCGCTGCCCGTAACAGCGGCATCCGCACTCTCTAACCAACTAAACTACTATGGCATCCCAAGTTGATAACACCTCCCGCTCCTTCGTCGCCAACGCGGCGATCAGCGCCTTCCGCCTCGTCCGCCTCCATACGACCGAGAACGAAGTCGTCGCCGCGACCAATGGTCTCGCTGTCGGGTTCACCCAGAACGACGCAAGCGCGGCTGCTGTGGTGAACGTCAAACTTTTCCACCCGACCTATATGGCGACCGTTTCCGGTGCTGGCGTTGCTGCTGGCTCGGCGGTTCACGCGGTTGCCGCTGGCACCGTGGCCTCGGCTGGTGGTGTCACGGTTGGCTTTGCGGTGAACGCGGGCACGACCAACGACATCATCGAAGTCGCGGTTCCCATGAAGAGCTTCTAACAACTAACGACCTACTACTATGGCTTACTCTAACTCCAACGCTCTTCCCCGCGCGGAAATCTCGCAGGCCGTTTTCGAGGCCGCGTCGAACTCCGCATCGCTGCCCTTCATCGGACTTGAAGTGCTTCCCGTCTATTCGGTCGCGGCTCGCTCTGGCGAATACGTCAAGATCGACCTCGGCCCCGGCGAAGCCTACAACGTCGATGCTCTTCGCACGGCCCCCGGCACGGATCGCAGCCGCGTCACCCGCCGCTTCACCACCGACAACTACGCTTGCACCAGCTACGAACTGGAAGAGCTTTTGCCGGATGAGACGAGCGCCGACCTTGGCCGCTACTTCGATGTGGAAGTTTCGTCCGCGACCTTCCTTAACAACTCGCTCCTCATCAGCCATGAGCAGCGCGTTGCTGATCTGGTCTTTGGTTCGGGCATCAGCGCGATCAGCGCCAATGCCGCTTATACCGCAGGCAGCATCGACACCCTCGACATCGCCAAGGACGTTGACGATGCCCAGACCGAGCTTGCCAAGCGCAACGTGGTCGCGGACACCGTGATCCTGTCGCTCCAAGTCTTCAACCGCATCCGCCGCTCGACCAAGCTGCTCAACAACCTTTTCGGCCCCGTGAAAAACGTGGCGCAGGCCCGCCCTGCTTCCGCCGAGGAAGTTGCCGCTGCCCTCAACGTGTCGCGCGTCCTCATCGGTCGCGGTGCCCGCAACGGTGCCAAGAAGGGTCAGACCTACTCTGGTTCTTTTATCTGGGGCAACAACAAGGTTGTCGTCGCCAAGCTCGGCGCTGGTGAGTTCACCGCTGGTGGACTTGGCCGCACCCTGCTCTGGAGCGAAGATAGCCCGACGCCGCTGGTCACCGAGACTTACCGCGACGAGGCTCGCCGCTCCAACGTGATCCGCTGCCGCCAAAACACGGCTGAGAAGCTGATCGACGCAAGCTGCGCCATCGGCATCGACACCTCCTTCGCCTGATAATTGTTCTGTGTGTGCAAGACCCCGCCCGCAAGGGCGGGGTTTTTCGTTTGATTGACAGTCTGCCACGGGGCAGATGCAAATTCAGTCGAAGGTCGCCGTGTGCCTTATATGCGGCAACGAGGAAGGGATCATAGGACGGGCGCTGGATAGCGCCTTCACCGTCAGCGACACCGTTATTGTCGTTCGTGCTATCGGGGGCCAGAAGCCCGACAAATCGCTTCAGATTGCCCGTGAGCGCGGTTGCATTGTCGGGGAATACCACAACAGCCCTGCAACCGCATCGTGGCCCTTCGTGGATGATTTTGCCGCCGCTCGCAACGAAGCCTTCCGGTTGGCCGCAATCACCCCTGCCGAGTGGTTCATGTGGATGGATTGCGACGATACCCTGCCCGAAGGGATGGGTGAGACGATCAAGCAGGCCTGCGCCGATACGAAGGAGGATTGGATTTTGGCGACCTACGAGTTGCCGCAGCACTGCAAGTCTGTCCTGCGCGAGCGTCTGTTCCGGCGCGGCACGGCGGCATGGTTCAACGGCGTCCACGAAAAGTGCATCCCGGTCACAGACGACAAGGACAAAGACACCCTGCAAGTGCGGGTCCGCAAAGACATTTGCATCGTCCACCAACCGTTCGATGCCAAGACGGGATCGCAGGAACGCAACCTCAACATCCTTTTGTGGCGCTATCAAGAAATGCAGCATTTAGCCTTCTATCTGCATTACGAATACTTCCTGCTCGGCAAGCGCGAAGAGGCGGTCAAATACGGCCTGCAAGCCCTGCGCCTCGACAACCTTGATGGCGTGTATCGTTACGAAGTGCTGCTCAACCTCGCCATGCTGGCCGAGAAAAACGAGCACGGGCAAGACCTGTTGCAGCGCGCAATCAAGCTCTGCGACTCCCGGCGCGAGGCATATCACTTGCTGGCGCTCTTGCAGATGGACGCGGGGCAGACTGCCGAGGCGGTCAAGACGGCAGAGCATTGCCTGTCTATTGCCGAGCCGAAAATCTACGAATGGACGCACCGCCCGGACATCTACGGCTGGAAAGGATTTGCCACAACGGCATGGGCGCACCGCGCCAATGGCGACGAGGCAAGGGCCAAGCGGGTCGAGGACTTGATGCTGGAAAACGGCGGCAGGCCGCGCATCAGCCTCCTGCACGCCACGCGAGGCCGCTGGTCAAAGGCGATCAACGCCATGTCGCTTTGGGTGGGCCGCGCGTCTAACCCGGAGGCGGTCGAGCATTGGTTTGCCATAGACGAGGACGATGCTGAATCCCGCGAAAAGTTAAGCCGCTTTCGTCACGTGATTAGCGCAGAAGGCGGCTACTCGGTCGGGGCATGGAACACTGTCGCCAAGGCCGCAACAGGGGATGTGATTATTCAGATTGCCGACGATTTCGAGCCGCCGCTCGGATGGGACAAGCTGATCCTCGACGCACTCGGCGGCGATTTGTTCGCGCCTAAAGTCTTGCGCGTTTCGGACGGGCTGCGCGAGGACGGGCTGATCACGATGGCGATTGTGACCCGCCGCTGGTATGAGGCGCACGGCCTCTTTGATGAGGCGTTCCGCAACGTCTATTCCGACAACGATCTGACCGCCCGCGCGCAAAAAGCCGGGGCAATCATCAACGCCAAGCATATCGTCTTCACGCACGTTCACCCGCTCGGCGGTAATGTGCCGATGGATGCGACCTACGAGCGCGGCAACGACCCCGCCGAATACGAAAGAGCCAAGGCAGTCTATGCAAAACGACATCCCGAATTGGTTTGATTACCCACCGCTTTACGCGCAACTGGCCGAGCAGATACCAGATGGCGCTACCTTCGTGGAGGTCGGGTCATGGGTAGGTCATTCGATCAGCTACTTTGCCAAAGAAGTAAAGCGACACGGAAAGCAAAATGTTCGCATCGTGGCGGTCGATACATTCAAGGGCAGCGTGAACGAGGAGACGCAAACCAGCATTGCAAAACAGGCTGGCGGCAGCTTTCGGCATTTATTCGATGCCACTTTGGTCGAGGCTGGCGTGTTTCAGATGGTTACAGTGCTTCAATGCGATAGCGTTGCCGCCGCCAAAAAGTTCAAAGACGGCAGCGTGTGGGCGGTCTTTATCGACGGCGAGCATACGACCGAGGCCGTAACGCGCGACATTGCCGCATGGAAACCAAAGCTCATGCCGCAGGGAACCTTGTGCGGCCACGACATCCCGCACCCGGAAGTTGCCGCTGCCGTTGCAGCCCTTGGCCCCTACGAAACATTTGGCCGTTGCTGGATTGCTTGCCAATGAAACGCGCCCCGACACCTGAACTGTCCGTCCTTATCCCGACCATCACCGAGCGTGAGCAGGAAGCCAATGCCCTGTTCCGTTCGCTGGAAGCCCGCGTGAAGGGCCGCAACGTCGAACTCCTAATGATGCGGGAAAACCTCTTGTGCGGCATCGGGGAGGCCCGCAACAAGCTCCTGCGCGCGGCAGGGGGCAAGTATATCACTTTCCTCGATGACGATGACGCGCTGTGCGAAGGCTACTTTGAACTCGTCCTCGCTAACATCGCGCACGACAAGGACGTTATCACGTTTGATCAGTGGGCTTCGGTCGATGGCGAGACGGGGCGCATCAATTGCCGCCTCGGCCATGAGGTCGAACCCTTCCGCCCCGGAGGCGTGACCAAGCGCCCACCGTGGTTTTGGTGCGTCTGGCGGCGGGAACTGGCCTGCGCCTACGCGGTCCCGCAAGTGAGGCGCAATGAGGATGTGCTATGGCTGCGCCACCTGTGGGCCGAAGCCGAAACCGAAGCGCACATTCCGCAAATCCTGCATCGCTACAATTACGACAGCGCGAAGACCACCCTTCAGAAGCCCTTGACAGAGGGCGGATAGCATGGCCCTCGACACGGCGCGGCTTGCTACCGAACTGGATTCCATCATTGCCGATCTTCCGGCAACGGTGACGTTCGGCACATCGACCTTCTCGGCGGCAGTTACGCAAGGCACGGTCGGCAGCGACATTGAGGAGGGCGGCTTCCTGCCTTCCCGCGACATCGGCCTGCACGTGAAGTCCACGACCGACACCCGCGCGGTCAAGGTCGGGAGCAAGCTGACAGTCTTGTCGGCGGGCGTAACCAAGGCCTATCGGGTGATCTCCATCGAACGCGCCCAAGACGGGCAAGAACTTATTTTCTCATGCCAGAGTCCGTCCCGCTAAGTTATCAGTCGATCAAACGCCGCGCCCCGGAGCCGCTGGAGGAGGCCGTCGAAAAGTGCGTGGCCGACACCTTTAGCTTTACCCTTCGCGGCTACGGCCTCGGCGGGGTCAGCGTCAGCCGGGGAGATAGCGGCGAAGACCTTGAGCTTCCCGCTATTGTTATCCGCGCCGCGCGCCTGCGGGAGTCAATCCCGACCGGGGATGTTTATGAAGTCGAGGTCACGGTGAGCCAGCTAACCCTTGCGGACGAAGATGACGAGCAATGCGACAAGACCGGGTTGGAATTTGCCGACGAGCTTTGGTCGGCTTGCGTGGCCTTGATAGAAGACCCCAATCTGCTTTCAGTCCTGCAAGGATCGCGCTCGACTGTCACGTGGCACGGGCTGGTTCGCCAAGGCTCGATGGAGTTTAGCCGCCAAGAGCGCCACGCCGTCCGCAGCTACCGCTTTTCGGTCCACGTTTCCCGTTTGGCCTAATGGTTGACAGGCGCGGCGAGGTATGCCCGCGATCACCATTACCTCCTCCTCTTCCGCCGCCGTTGTTTTCGGCTGCACAGCGGAGACTGGCATTATCATCAACAGCTTTACCCGCACGACTTCGCGCGAAAAAGTCGAACTGACCAACGACCAAGGCGATGTGGTTGCCGTTTCTTTCTACAAGCCGATGGCCGCAATCACCATCGAAGGCGTTGCCAACGGCTTGACCACCGGCCTCGGCCTCGCGGCCCCCGGTGTGGCGCTGACGATCAACAACACGACCAGCGCCAACGGCATCACTTCCGGCTCGGTCTTGGTCAACAGCACGACCCGCTCGCAGACGAGCGAAGCCTTCGCGGCTTTCTCGGTCGATGCCAGCCAATACCCGCTGATCACCTAATCGCTTTCCCTCTAACGCGCCACGGCGGGCGCGCTAATCCCGCCGTCCAAAATCACAAATGACTACGGACACGGAAAAAGGCGGCGAAGTATTCGTCACAACCTCCACGCGCCTCGCCACGGCGCTTCTTTCTTTGGGCCAAACCCTTCAGCGCCCGCCCTGCACGCGCCAAGTTCGCCGCGATGGCAGCACAGTGGTGACGTTTCTTTTTGAACCCGGCAACTGCGGGAAACTGGCTTTGCAGTGGTTCAAAATTGAGGAGCAAGACCCCGGCACCGATACGCCCGCCGATTTACAAAACCGCATCACTTGGCTGCGCGAGTTGGCCGAAGAACCCGATCCGGTCAAGACGGCCTACATCAATGCCGCATGGCGCGACATCGCCTTGATGATCGTCAAAGCCACGCCCCGCATGGTCGCTATTCACGGCGCGGGGATGATGGGCTTTGTTCGTGAAGACGCTTCCAAAGAAGAAATCCGACAAATCCAAAGACAACTATGAACGACGACATCCTCACCGACGAAGAAATCATCACACGCGAAGCCGCGCTCATGCGCTCTACGGCCCCGGCAGGGCGCAAGCTGGGCGAGTTGACCATCCGCCCGATGACCAGCGAGACGCTGACTTACCTCTGGCACACGAAAAACTTCTTCATGAGCGGCATGATGGGCGGGCCGCAGGCGACCAACGCCAACCCCGTGTGGTCAACCGCCGAGTTTGTTTATATCCACGCGGGCGACATGGAGGAAGTGGCCGAGGTCATCTGGGACAATGCTGCTTTCAAAGCGCGCGTGCGCGATTTCCTGCGCGGCCCGCTCAATGATCCCAAGATGCTTAACGAGGCGCTGCCGATCATCGAAGACATGGTGCGCGAATACTTTGCCGCGCAAAACGAATCTGCCGCGTCGAAGCACGCTCAACCCGCTGCGCCGGGAAAAAAGCCAGCCCGTGTTGGCAAGCGGCCTACGTTGCACTCGTAGCGCGTCACACGGGCTGGTCTTACGACTATATCCATCGCCGCCTGCCCGTTGCCTTCGGTCTGCAAATCATCCTTCTGCACGACTTGCGCGAGGGACGCCCGATGCAGTGGTCGGTGCCGATGAAAGGCGAAGCCAAGCAAACGGTGGACATCTTTTCCCAAGTGCAAGAGACGCTTGCCAAGACCCGTGAAGATTACAGCGCACGTTGATACCTCAGACCTCCGCAGCCG